GCTAGTGAGGGCCATAATTATACAGCTGCTGTAGTTATGTTTAATTTAGATAGACTTGTAGCTTATTGTATAGATCCTTTGTTAGATAGATATCCTAATTTAGGAATAACTTCAGGATTAAGAATTAGCAAACTAAATAAAGCTGTAGGAGGTGCTCAAACTTCAGAACATAGATTAGGTAGAGCTATAGATTTACAAGTACCTGGAGTACCTACATATGAAATTTTTAATTATATAGTTAATAATAATATTCCTTATAATCAATTAATTTGGGAATTTCCTGAAAGGGGTAATAGATCATGGATCCATATTAGTTATCATGATGGTAATAATAAATTTAATAGGACTATTGCTTCTGCAAATTCTGCTTTAAAAAAGGCTTTAGAAGATAGTTATAATGGGATAAATTTCAATGGTGGTACTTATGCTAGAAATATAGAAATTACTAACGTCCCAGATCATACAACCTTAACGTAATGGCAACCAATTTTATACAAGAAGATAAATACGTCGGTAAACAAATATTAATTGATAGTGATCGGTTAGTATTTAATGGTCGTGATGACAGTGTTTTTTCTGCTAAAAACTTATTTGTATTCAAAACTGATGGTGAATTCCATGTTAATAGCAAAAATGATGTGTTTATTAATGGTTCTAAAATTTATATAGGACCTATCGAAAATGGACAAGACGTAAATATACCTGCAGTTAGAAGTAGAGAATTAAAACAAATCTTAACTGATTTAATTAATGCCTTAGATATGTTTTTTAAAGTACAATACCCAATGACTTCAGGTTTAATGGGTCCTAACCCAGGTGTTAATAATGGTTTAAATAAGGTTATTTTAAAGGATTTAGCTAAGATTAAATCTAGATTAGATGATATTGATAGTAAAAAAGTATTTATCAAATGATTAATAAATTAGTAAATAATATTCTTAATCAAGCATCTTTTACTCTTTCTGATGCAAAAGATCGAATTTTAGTCATTGCTAAAAAAAGAGCTCAAGAAGAAACTATAACTAATGTTCCATCTCCTCAAGATTTTAAACAACAACTTGAAGGATTAGTTTTAGATTCTCCTAATGCTTTACAAAAAGCTGAAAGACTTTATAATAAATTTAGAAATCTTTTAGAAAAAGCTATAAAAAAATTAGAAGGAGTAAAAGAAGAATTAGAAGCTATTAAAGCTAAATTTAATTCTATAAGAGATAATTTTTCTAAATTAAATGAAGTCACAAATATTTTTGCAGACCCAGAACTAGGAATTATCACTATAATAAAAAAATTATTACCTACATTAGATCTTGTATTAGCTTCTCAAGTAACCCCTGTGGTTAGTGGTACTGTAATTGCTAAAATCACAGAATTTAAAAAAGATTTTAAAGACAAAATTAAAAATGTTGAAGGAGTTATATCTAATTTAAATACTCCTACTAAATTCTTTACAGATGAAGTAGACCAACTAGAACCCTTTATAGATTTAGGTATTAATAATACCCAAGCGGTAATTGATCAGTTACAAGCATTATTAGATCAATTAAATTCTATATGGGCTAACTTTAATTTATCATTACCTCTAACAGAAACACAAGATACTACCACAGGAGATCAAGATACTAATACAGTGTTAGGTGGTATTACGTTTGAAACGTATTTAAAGAATCCTGATAATTTAAAAGATGTAATTACTAAAGTTGTTCTTCCAACATATAAAGTTAGATATGAAGTAACGAAAAACGGCCCAGGTACTGAAGTATATGAATCAGGTATAAGAGAAATCCCAATAAATCGAAATATTTAATATTTATTAAAAACCATAAGATATGAAATTAAGTGCGTTCGAAAAAATTATTAGAAAAGTTGTACGTGAAGAAATCGATTATGCATTACGACGCGAAATTCAAACTTTAAAAGAAGAATTGAATAATCAGCCTCAACAACCTATATTTGAAAATAAAGTCGATAAAGTAGAGGTAGAAGATTTTAGAGCAAAATTAAGAGCTCAAATGCCCCCACCTAATTTTAATACGGGTAATGATACTCTTAATTCACTTTTATCTGAAACAGCTATAGCACCTACACCAGAACAAACATTTGCTGCTAACGATCCTGTAAACCAGTTTATAAACAAAGATTACAGTCAATTAATGACAGCTATGGATAAAAAGAAAACCTTTAGACCCTAATGGCTATTAAGCTTAGAAAACCTATTAGAATAGAACCTGTCGACATTGATGAAAAAGTCGCAGTAGGTGCAAGACTGCCTTTTAATAGAAAAAAAATATTTGATTTAGATTATACAACTAAAGATCACGCTAAATCAAAATTAATCAATGTTTTATTAACTTCGCCTGGTGAAAGAGTGCATCATCCTAACTTTGGTGCTGGTTTAAAAAACAGATTATTCCAGCAAAATACCCCCATAGCAGGTGAAGAATTAAGAGCTATAGTAACCCCACAAGTTGAACAATATGTTCCAGAAATTACTTTAAAAAATATAGCTCTAAGAGATGGTGGTCCACAAGGTCATATTTTATATGTGACAATTAATTATAGTTTAAATAATAATGATGAAGAAGATTCGGTTGCTTTAAGTTTTACTAACGACAATTTTAATAACGAAGTATAATGGCATACTCTACAGCAGTTAATAACACAAAACCCGTAAGATATTTAGATAAGGATTTTAATGATTTTAAAAATGCCTTAATCAATATGGCAGAGGTATATTACCCTGACCTATTAAATGATTTTACCGAAGGTAGCCCCGGAACTATGTTCATTGAAATGGCATCATATATTGGTGATGTCCTTTCTTTTTACACAGACGCTCAAATTCAAGAGGTATTTTTACAATATGCCCAAGAAAGAGAAAACTTATATGCTTTAGCCTATAATTTAGGATATACTCCTGCTGTAACTACTCCTGCGGTGGTTGAGTTAGAAATATTCCAACAAATTCCTGCTGCTAATGGTAACCCTGATTGGAGGTACGCATATAAAGTCAGACAAAATTCTGAGTTTTTGCCTAATAATGGTAGTGGGGTAAGATATCTTATACAAAATGATGTAAATTTTGCATTTTCTTCATCTGCTGACCCTACTGAGCAAACAATTTACTCTTTAGCACCCGGCAGTACACAACCTGATTATTTCTTATTAAAGAAAAAAGTTAAAGCTATTAGTGCTGAAGTTAAAACAGCTACATTTAATATACAAGGAGTTGAAAGATTTAAAACTATATCTTTAGATGACTCTAATATAATAGGAATCCAATCAATCACAGACTCAGAAGGTAATACTTGGACTGAAGTACCTTATTTAGCTCAAGAAACTGTGTTTGAGGAAGTGCCTAATAATGAAGCGTATGATCCGGATTTACCTCAATATAATGGACAAGTTCCTTATTTATTAAGAACTAAAAAAGTATCTAAAAGATTTATTACTAGGTTTAGGTCAAATAAAAAAATGGAAATCCATTTTGGTGCTGGATCAACCGGGGGTGACGATACAACAATTATTCCTAACCCAGATAATATTGGTTTAGGTATTCGTGATGGTAGATCATTATTAGATGTTGCTTATGATCCTTCTAACTTTTTATATACTAAGGCATATGGTGAAGCACCATCTAATACTACTTTAACTGTGAAATATTTAGTAGGTGGTGGAGTTCAAGCTAATACTAACGCTAATACAATTAATAGAATAGGTGATGTAGTTATAACTCCTCGCCAAGGTAATCTTGATTCCTCGGTTTTTAACGACGCTGTTAATTCTTTATCTTGCACTAACCCAAAACCCGCTTTAGGGGGTGGACCAGGTGATTCAGCTCAAGACATCCGTTTAAATACTATGGCACAATTTGCAGCTCAAAAACGAACTGTAACTAAAGAAGATTATATATTTAGAGCATTATCAATGCCTGTTCAATTTGGGAATATAGCTAAAGCCTATATAACACAAGATAATCAAATATCTCTTGAAACTAGTAAGCGTATTGCTAATCCTAATGCTTTAAATTTATACGTTTTAGGATATAATTTTCGAAGGAAATTAGAAACATTACCTGATGTTGCTAAAATTAATTTAGCAACTTATTTAGAACAATATAGAATGTTAACAGATGCTATTAATATTAAAGATGCATCTGTATTAAATTTTAGTGTAGAATTTGATATCAGTGTTAAAAAAGGATTTAATAATGACTCTGTGTTGATTAGATGCATTAATAGACTTAAAGATTTCTTTAATATTGATAACTGGCAAATCAATCAACCAATCATAAAAGGTGATATAAATAATATTTTATACACTGTTGATGGAGTCCAAAATGTAGACAAAGTAATCTTTACAAATAAATACGGAGTTAATGATGGTTATTCTCAATTTAAATATAACTTCGAAGCTGCTACTCGTAATAATATAATATACCCACCTGTAGATCCTGCATTATTTGAATTGAAATATCCTAATAACGATATAATTGGTAGAGTAACTCGATAATTAATAACAATGGCACATTACTTCTTATTTCCCGAAAAGGACGCTACAATATATTCTCATCCTACTAATCAATCTTTAAACACAGGTATTGATGAAATACTAACTATAAGAGATATTGAATCAAGTACTGATTCAAATTATTACCCAAGTAGAATATTAATACAATTTAATACAACTGAGTTAGTTAATGTAATTAATAATAAAGTAGGCAATAAAGATATAGTCACCGCTAGTTTAAACTTATGGCAAACTGAACATAGAGAGTTAAGTGTAGATCAGCATTTAGAAGTTTATCCTTTAGCTGAGAGTTGGGTAAATGGTACTGGTAGATTAGATAATACTCCTCAGATTACTGATGGGGTATCCTGGAAATACCGCGATGGAAGTGATAATGCGATCAAATATAGTGCTATAGGGACTTATTGGAATACTGCCAGTTTATCTGCGGGTACTACGGGAAGTTGGACAGCAACATCGCCCGGAGGTGGTGTATGGTATACAGGTTCAGGATTTGAAACTACTAGAAGTTATGGATTTAATGATAATTTAGATATTTCCTTAGATATAACCTCCCCTATATTAAAACATTACAGTGCTAGTAATGATTCAGCTACTTACCCTGATGGGGTTAGTAATAATGGATTTATTATAAAACGTTCAGGTTCACAAGAATTTACAGCTATAAGTGATGGGGAGTTGAATTTCTTCTCTATGGATACTCATACGATTTTCCCACCTTATTTAGATATTGCTTGGGATGATTCAAATTATGACACTAATTATGCCTCAGGTAATTCTGTATTAAGTTCAGGAGAAATATTTGTTACTTTAAGAAATAATAAAGGCGAATTTAAAACTATAGAAGAGCCTAAATTTAGGTTAAATGTTAGAGAATTATACCCTACACGTAGATTTGTTACGTCTTCAAATTATTTAGATACTAAATATTTTACAAGTGAATCTTATTATTCTTTAGTTGATTATGCAACTGAAGAAACAATTATTCCTTTTGGGCCTACTTCTAAATTAAGTGCTGATTCTGAAGGTATGTATTTTAAACTATATATGAATGGTTTAGAAGAAGAAAGATATTATAAGCTTTTATTTAAACATGAAAATAATGATGGAATAAAAGTTTTTGATGAAAAATACTACTTTAAAATAACTAAATCATAATGGCTGGATCACCAAAATCTCTTAATTATGGGAATGCTAGAATAAGTCTTAAAAATGATTTACTAGAAAAAAGAGCTCGTAAATCTAAGGCAAGAGCTTTACCTCCTCGTCCTATTGTAGATGAAGAAAATCCAATTCCTTCTAAATATAAAGGTGATATAACGTTTACTAGAACTATATATAGTAAAGGGGATTTTAATAAAAAAGTCGATACATCATTTAGTGAATTAAATACTACTGATCTTCCTATAGAAATTGATCAATTTTTTGATCATTATAATGAGATA